GGTAACCAGCGCGGAATATACAACCCTTACAGTAAATGAGTTCTCGTCAAGCTGGAGGGCTCCATTAGCCCCCCAAATCCTGATCCCTGTCGTCATTCGCTTAGGTCTCCTATCTGAACTCTCTTAATTCCATTTACATCCCAGAAGCGCAGAGACCTATTCGTCATCATTGATCGGCCTTGCCCAGGCACTACGCCATTCATTTCGAACGTACCGTCGAAGAACAACTTCCAACCAGTCTGCCCAGCAACATAGTTGTTGGACTGGATGTAGTTGCCGATCTTGGCATTGCTGATGGTGCCGTCTTCGATGAATGTCGATTTGATGAACGTCTGACCGCCCACTATCGCGAAAGGCACACTTGACCCTGCTGCGCCCACGGTGCCGTTGTAGATGGCAAACTGATCAGCCTGAATAACGAAACGTGAAGTCACTTGACCGTTAGCACCGGTCTCAAGCCCAAGCCCTACGCCCGTAGAGTAGGGCTGCCCGTTAACGTCGAACTTGAACCGGAACGAGTAGGTGCCAGAGATCTTCCCGTCAACACCCTGATTGATGCTGGCCTGCTGCTGGAACTGCTGTGTATGGTTACCGACAGTAGTCTGTAGGTTTGTGACTGCGGTAGCGTTTGCCCCAGTAGAATCGCTCATCGTTTTAAGCGTTGTCTGAACGGCCGAACTGTTGTTGTTGAAGTCGGTGCGCAGAGTGCCGATAGACTGGGCATTGGTTTTCGTGGCATCTGATACAACGGCAATCTGCTGATTTACTGTCGACTTATTTCCCTCAAAATCTGTACGCAACACCGAGGTCTGTGCAGCTTGAGCAGCCTGTCCGTTTACTAACGCTGTAGTGGTCTGCTCGTAGGTCGCGTAGTTTTTGTTTACCTGGGCCTCAACAGTTTGAGTGAGCTTCGACTGAGCGTAGTCACCATCGGTAACGGCAGACTGGATAGACCACACGCCTGCATAGCCCTGAGTGCCGCCAGCCAGGTCATTATCAGAACCAGCCATCGGGGCGTTGATTTCAGCGTATACACCGTCAATCCGCTCAGTCTGCGCGGTCAGCTTGTTATCAACGTTGGTTACTCGCTGATTCACTTGGGTGACATTATTTGCCGTAGCCGCCAGGCCAGTTACCGGGTCATTTACCTTTGTCTGGAGCTGGTTGAGCTGGTCCTGAGTGGCAATCACCTTTCCATCGACTACCGTGATTTTCTGGTCAAGGTTATCAACCCGTATTACCAAAGCGTTCGCATCAGTGAGGATGTCGCCAACGTCTTTCCAGTTTGCGCTGGGCGGCTGGGAGCCACTGTTAGCAGCCAAGGCCTGGTACAGCTTGTTTCCCTGACGAACGATGTCACCCTTGGCGTAAGCCTTTGCAGCGTCCCACAAGAGCGCGTCTACATATGGCTTGATTTGCGCCTCAAGATCCTTTCTTAACTGCGCATTTCGAGCGTTCACAGACCCTGGGCCATTGCCATCAATCAGGTCGATTCGTCCGTTAAGAGCTGGAGCCAGCGATGATTCGTCAATCTGCCCCTTGATCTGCTCAAGGATCGGCCCAGCGTCCGAACTGGACTGCCCCATCACACCATTCGCGACGGGATAGAACGGCCCGATGTTGCCGGTTCGATCCACCAGGCGTGCCCAGAAGAACAGCGTTGCGCCCGCCAGCAGCTGCTGCATGCGATAGTCGGCCTGAGGGTAAGCCAGGTCGGCCAGCTTGGTCGCCGCCTGCAAGTTGTTCGCAGGGCCATACCAGAGCTCGGTGCGTTGCGTGTCCTCGGCGCCAGCAGGGAAGCCCCACTTGATGCTGATCCCGAAGAGCTCGCTGGTGGTGCGCAGGAACGACACCGCCGGCGGCACACCCTCCTTACCTTTGAGATTGGTCAAAATCGAGTTGCGCCAAGGCGAGCTGATATCGAAGGCACTCAAAGCGCGGACCCGCGCCACATAGGCGCCGGCGTAGATTCCAACCACATCCACGTTGTTCATGCCGGTGCGAAGCACCTTGATCCAGTTGCCGCTGTCCTTGCGCCACTCCACGTCATAACCGACCGCGCCATCCACTGCCGGCCAACTGATAGTCATGGTTGCCACCGCCAGCCCCTGAATCACAGATGACGTTGAAGCCAACGAGATACTGGCCGGCGCAGGGACCACTGTGACTGGTATCACGCTGATCGGCCTTTCTTCTAGGCGCGCGCCGGTGTCGATATGCGCGAACTTGCTAGGTTCGAACTGCAGCGCAGTGATTTCGAAGTCGCCATCTGTGGTGCGCTTGGTGCGCAATACGCGGTACAACGGGATCGCCAGGTCATCGGCGTCGATCGCCCATTGCAACTGCGCGACCGGTGGCTCGCTGTAAGCGACGGTTACAGTCACAGCACGGCCATTGACGCTCTGCACAGTTCGACCTTCGGCTCGGCCGCCCGGCAAGTTGATTATGAGCCGGTCACCCACCTTCGCTTGGGTGTCGCGGTCGAGAGTTACCACCCGGCCAGCGGCCGACGAGATACGCCCGCCAACCTCTCGCCCCGCGAGCAACGAATCCGCCACCGGGATGATGTGGCCTGGCAGCGGAATCACACCCTCCATGCCAGTCTTGAACGACACAGTGCGGTCTTGGTTGTTACTCAAGATCGCCCACTTGCCGCGGCGCTGGGCCTCGGATGCCCGGGTGCAGCCAATTGCGCTCAGCTCGGTCGGCCGGTCGCCGTAGCGGCGCTGTAAATCCAGGTCCGAAAACGGGATGACGTCGGTTTCGTAGTTGTTCGCCGGGCTGTCATAACTCACCAGCGCTCGGGTGTAACGGGTCTTCGCCGAGGCACTACCATACGAGAATTTGCCGTCGACTACGTTGGATCGGGTGAAGACGTAGTCGAAGTCCTGCGCGCGCGGCATATCGGCCTGCATTACCAGTTGGCCCTGGGCCCAGTAAGTCATGCCACGGTAAATCGCCGAAATATCGCGTAGGAGCGACCAGGCGTCAGCCCTGCCTTGCAGATTCATATCGCAAAGGAAGCGTGGCTCGGTACCCCCGTTCCCGTCAGGTACCATTTGGTCGCAGTACTGGGAAATCCGGTAAAGCTCCCACTTGTCGACCATAAACGGCTTGATGCGCTTGCCCAGGCCGAACCGGTCCTCCGTGCAAACCCCATATGTGATCCAGGCCGGGTTGTTCGTCCAGGCCGATTTCATGGTGCCGTCCCAGGTGCCGGAATATGTGCGCTGGATCGGATCGTAGTTGCTTGGCACCATCCACCGACGGGCCTTGCACTTCATTGTGACGGCCGGAATATTGGTGAATTGCTCGGCGTCGAACTCGATGTACAGCAGGGCTGTGTTCGGGTACCGAAGCTTCGCGTCGATCACCTCGGTGTAGCCTGCGATCAGCATGGTGTCGGCGATTTTGTTGCTGTTCTGGTTTGGGGTCAGCCGGCGCACCCGGATCTGCCAGCCCGTAGTTGCCGTGGGCAGATCAATGCGGCGCGAGCGCTCGTATCGCGTGGTGGTCTTACCGTCGACTGCATCCACCAGCACCTGCTGATAAGCGCCGCCATCAGTGGCAATATCGATTGCGTACTCGATGCGGTATCCACCTACGTTTCCCTCATCATCAGCGCGCTGCAAAGCCGGCCAAGCCATGCGAATGCGCACTGCGGAGAGCTGCGTGTTGAAGATCGATCGCACCCACGCGGTATCACTGCGCAATTCGACATTCAGCGACGTCTCGTTATCGACCGAAGGAATGCCCGGGATATAGGTCTGGTCCACGGAGCCTGGGCGCCAATCCCACTTCACATTCGGAAAGTTGTAATTGCCGCTAGCATCCCTGATGGGCGTGCCGTCCAGCTTCACCGTGTAATCGGTAGGCGCCTCGTCAAACTCACCCTCCCCCACGGCAATCAAAATTTTTGCCAGGTTGGTAGAGCGCAGGCTATCGCTGGCTTCAACTGGCGACTTTGGCTTGGCGCTGCCGCCTTTCTCGCCGTGGATCTCGATGTTTTCTGCTGCGCCCATGCTTTTCTCCAGGCATAAAAAAACCGCCTCTCGGGCGGTGGCCGTGTTACTTGTCCGGCTACGTTTTGTCTTCTGCGGTAATCGACGCAGAGATGATCATGCCGCCCCAGTCACGCTCGCCGATACAGATCGGCACCGGGTTGCCGCTGGCGGTGGTGTTCTTCGCGCCGCCGAACGCATAGGAT